TAATCTGTTTTTTGACCTTTCCAACATTGCGCCTCCATAAAATCAAAGGCTTTGGTGAGATAAATCGAAGCGTTAGGCGTTGTGACTGTTACGCCACGCGCTAAGGCAAACGCGATGAAAGCATCGTCTGTTGTGTAGCCAATCGTTACTGTCATTATTCACCTCAAAACAAGGGGCGATTAAGCCCCTTATTTAGATTCACATTAGCCCAATAACTGCGCTGTGTGTTCAGGTTTGATGTTTTTAACACCCCACGCTAAACCGATGTGATACGTTACCATTCTGACGCCAGGGTAGATGCTGACTTCAAACGCGATGCCGCTTCGTGGATCTTGAATCGTCATAACATCTAACGCCAAATCACCTTCCGCTGGACGCTCAGGCATACGTGTTGCCAACACAATTGCGCTACGACTAAACGCCATATTGCGAGGTGATGCGGCAAGTACCGTAATTGCGCGAGTCGCTACTCCCTGTGCTTTACGCAAGCCTGGTGCGGCAAGCGTAATCGTGTCACCGCTCGCAGGGTTTGCACCTGCAAAACTGACAGAAGCAACATTATATTGATTCGTGTCATTAGCGAACGTGATTACGTCACCAGCCGCGACAACACCAGTGCCAGCAGTAGCCAACGGGATCACCGTTTGACCAACTGTAAACGCTGCCGCTGTGCTTGTGGCATTTGCCATTGCGCCTGCGGTCGGGGTGTTGATTTGCGCTGACTCACGAACCTGAGTAGATCCGATAGTTGTTAAAATACCTTGATCGCTTAAATTTGCAGCCGCTTGGTCACGCGCTGAATTGATATTAAACAACGTTTGTAAATTAGCCCCTGCGTTAGTATCAATAACTAACTGCAAATCGCTAATAGGCGCACCGTTATCTACCAGAACTTTACGGGCGGCGGATAATGCCGCAGTGTTAGAAACAAACGGAACTGTGCCAACTGTACCTGCTGCGCGTGAAGTTGTTGCATATAGAGCGCAAAGGTCGGCTTCCATATCGTTCACAAGTTTACGCATAGCCTGCGCCATTTGGTTAGCGCGAACCGATATATAACCAGCACCACTTGCTAACAAGTCTTGCTCATTACCTTGCCATGAGAACGGCGCGGATTTCGACTTGGTAATGACAATTTCTTGATTGCCAATCGTCTGATAGGCTGCTGTCGGGAATGCCATTGCAGGCGTGTTATCAATCAAAGCATTAGCGGCAGGTACAACATGAGAGCGTACAATTTGACCGACTGCCGCTTGATTGACTCGTGCGTCAACAGTGACGGATGGAATCATGCCGACAAGCTCACGACTAACAACATCAAGAGCCGCGTATAAATCGGGTGCTAAATCTGTAAGAGTATTAGCCATTTTTTGAATCCTCGTTAATTAGTGAGTTTGCCGCCTTGTTTAAAAAACTCGGCGCGTGCGCTTTGACTTGATGCGTCAAATTGTGCGCGTGTCATTGTTTTAGCAGCACCGCCACCAGTTTTAACGTTTGCACCATGACCGCCACTCGATGTTTGAGCTTTAATCATGGTAGCGTAGGTTTGAGACTTCATTACATCAGCCTTAAACCCTTCTAAATCCAATGAAGTCGCACCGCCGTCCTCATCTTTGAAACTGTACTTGTCATTTTCGGGGTCATATTCCACCCGCTCGCTGATAAGCTTCTTGAATGCTTTAGCACCTGCTTCTGTTGCCAGTGCTGACAATTCATTAACGACCGCATCGCGTGCCTTCTTGATTGTGATTGCATCGCGCTTGGCTAATCGTTCCTCGAACTGTTTAATCGTTTCGCCGTGTCGCTTTTCGCTGTCCGCTAAGATTTCATCAATCTTGCCTTCAGCCTTTAGCTTTTCTAAAGCCTTCTTTTCAGCCTCTGCTTGCTTCGCAGACTCTTGGCTCTTGAATCCCTTCAGCTCAGTAGCGAGAGCGTCACGCTCCTCGCCTTTGCGCTTCATTGCGCCAATAACCGTTACAAAATCCTTGTGCTGAAATAGTTTTTTGCCGTCCTTTTCAACTTCAACATAGTCACCGCGAAAACCTTCAGGGATAACATCTAAACTTGCGACTTCAATCATAATCAAAACCTTTGATGTGACGTTATATCATAACACTTAAAATACTACTTTTGTAAGACAGGCGCAACGCCTTGTTGCTCTATCATATTCATAATGTCTTGAGCTTCACCCACCAAAAAACCACCTTTGATTAATTTATCAATAGCCATTTCGGGAGTCATTAAGCGATCAAGCACCAATTCACGAATAGATTTAACTTCCTCAGTTGTGAGTTTTGTTGACGTAAACTCTCGATTAAGCGTCAATTCAACATCTGACGGCATAAGCGTCAAACCTTCAAACTCGCCGCAATACGCGATGATATTCTTGTAAGCGCGTTCGATGTTGTTAGCTAAAAGCGTTAATACTGCTTTTTCGTTAGCGTCCTTTATTTGTACTTCGCCTAACGTTTCTTGGCTCTTGTCTTGCGTGTCGAACCGCCCACCGATAGCCCGAATCTGTTTAGCGTTTTCTTCCATGTATTTGAATAAAGCGTCGCCATCTGCCGTGAGTTTGAGAATATCCATTGTCACGCCATCGGGTAAAAAGTTGTGAACACCCGCACCCATTGCAAAATACTTGCGACCATTGATGATGTTAAATTCTTCCTTTTTGCTCTCATCCCACCCGCTAGAATATGACGTGTCTTGCAAGATTCGGAGACGTTCTTTTAAGTCAGCACTGACTTGATAACGTGCGTGTGACTTGTAGCATAATGGCGCGATATAGCCCGCTTGAATGGGTAATTGCCCTGCAATCATGCGTTCACTTTGCACAATTTCCAACGGAATATAGGTTAGGTTTTTGCCGTTTGCTTGTGGATAAACACGCTCGGCTGACTCATAAACTTCTAATCCGTTTTTATAAACTTCTAGCTCTTGCCAGTAGCCGTTTTCATCAATGCCAAGCTCCAAGCAAACAGTTGCATTAAATGATAATCCTTTTTCATCTTTTCGCGTTTCGTTATGCTGCAATTTCGCAAATGTTAGCGTTAACCGTCCGTTTACTTTGCCAAACGACCAATCAACCAGGGATTCGCGTGGGTAGTGTTTAATGGATGCTTTTTGGTTTAATGCAGCTTTATCAGCAATTGATAATTCAACATCTAAACCGCTTGGCAATTGGTCATATTCAGCCAATAAAATGTGATAGCCGACCTGCAAACAGTTTCTAGCCGTCAATTCGATGGACGCTTGCAATGATAGCCAGTCGCCATCGCTATCATCGACTAAATACTCCATGCCTATTGGCGCAACAAACACAGCAGGCTGACGAAACATCGCGCCCAATAAATCGTTGAGTGTTCGTGCTGGGAAATCCTCAACTTCTGCACCCATTTTGTATGATTCATAGCGTCTTTTTTGTTCGGGCGTATTGCATTCCAATTGATTAGGATGCGGCAAAAATGTAGAGCCTTCGCGCTTTACTGCGGCCTCACCTTCGACAAATTTACGCACTAATAATAAATCAGGCGCGGCGGTTAAATAATCAGGATGTTGTTCTTTCATAATTGCGCCTTTCTAAATGCGTTATCGTATTGGTCTAGTGCTTTCATTTGCTTGAGTGTAAGTGGTTTTCCGTTCATATCTGTAAATTTATCTAATGTTAAGCCGCCATCCTTGAACAGTTTAGCACGAGTCTTGCCCAAAGATGATTCAATAAACCAATCGGGCTGTTTTCGCATCCAAGCGTCCATTGTTGTATGACTATCAATCTGTCCAGCGTCGAAAATAGCCGAATCTTTGCGGCCTGAATATTTAACCTTGCTTGGCACTTCTTTTACGTCTGTTTCACCATTAGCGCGTTTTTCATCTGCTTTTGTACGCTTTGCATCAAGTCTATCTGTTTTCTTGTTAAATAATTCTTCGGCTGTTTGGCCTTCTTGCCCACCCACTGCCGCCCGTGTGCCGTCGAACGGGTCAAATCCTATCGGCACAATAGACAAAACAGACCTACAAGAAAAATGCAAAGGCGGCTTAGGCGTGGCAGGGTCATCTAATTCATATATTTTGTGCAATGTGCCAAAATGCCGACACGTTAATGTTGTGCGGTTATCGAATGTCGCTAAAAATATACGGCCTTGTATTAAATCACTGTTCGCCTGTGCCGCTACGTCCCTCGCCGCGTTTGCGTAATGATTAGCACCAGTTCTGACTAATGCCTCTGCCTCACGCGCCCCTGTGTTTGTGATTAAACCATCTAAATAATTATTTGCTTTAGTGCCGACAAGCCTATTAGTCATCTCAGCTACTGTTGCGCCAACTTCATAGCCCTGCCGAATCGTGTTATCAATAATCCGTGTCTGTGTGCTATTAGATGCACCTGCCACATATTCGCGCCATGTGCCAACCTGTGCTATTTTTGCCCCAGCCAACACCATCGGGGCATTTACGGCTTTTGTGACTGCGGCCTCGCTTACTGCTGTAGTACCCGACAACTCACCGACAATATACTCAGCCTCATATTTTGCCAAGTCAAATAAATCATTAGTCGTGCCGTCCCACATCTCAGCCATTTTTTCTTTTAC